CATACATTTTATGCGATGTTTTACATAGATAATAATCGTTCGGCCCACCCAGTTCAGCGGCTGGCGGTTCGGTATCTCCACTCAAAAACGCCCCCACGGCAATCAGGGCGTTGAGCCATTCGGCCGTGATCGGCGTGCCTTTTACGCCGGTATTGGGGTTGCCGTCGAGGAACAGTCCATCAGGAGTATCTGGTCGTTGCATAGGGGTCTCCTCAGTATTTAATGCAGCACAGCAATGCTACGTTGCGCGGGCGGGTTTCGCTTCCACCTGCCGCGGTGGTTGTCACGGTAAAATCCAGCCAAACAGCAGGCATACCGCCAGCGATGTAGCCGTTTGTCTCGTTCTCATTATGAGGTGAGGCTGGTTTCGTCCAGGAGTGAGTATGGCTCTTAAATTCATCAGCCTGGCTGCTTCCCAGGGCACGGCCAGCATCAACACCCCGGCCATCGTCCAGACCGCGGATGAACTCACCCCGTAGATCGGGAAGCTTGAAAGTCGTCGCTCCGTCTCCTACGCCGTAAGTCGTGCCGATCGCGGCAAACAGCTCCGCATAATCCACCCGAGAGACCTGGGCACCGTTAGCCTTCAGGAAGCCGGCCGGAGCTGCTGCAGCGGCGGTATGGATGACTGTACCGGCAGGGACCAGGCGCTGCGTTACTGCCGTTGCCAACTCATCCAGGGCTATTTTCGCGACCGAACCGTCCTCGTCCAGGCCGTCGTGTTTGTGGCTGAACACCTTATTCAGCCAAGTTGAGAGCACCCTTGTTCCCAATATCCCGAGCGACGGATCGCCGTCGTTAAAAAGCGTTTTTGCCATAAATTACTCCTCGTAGGCGAAGATGAATTTCACATGTGCCGGGCGCAGCTCGTCCAGGACCGACTCCAGCTCTGTAGCCGGGCGCCACCAGGCGAGGCGCTCTCCTGCGCAGGATTGACCAGCGTGAAAATAGTAGATCGACTGCCCGAAAATATGGGCGTTCCAAATGAACAGGATCGCCGGGTCGTCGTTCGTGATCAGCTCGTCACCGGCGCACACCCATGACACCATGGTCGGGATGTACTCCTCGATGTAGATCTCATAGCCGAGCGACCGGACCAGCGTTTCGTAGTAGGGCTTTTTGATATCGCCCAACTCGCGCAGCTTCCGGACGACCTGGTCGCGGCGTGACTGCACCGGTTCGTCTGCCTCCGGAACGATCCCGGTCACCCGCTCCCAGTCGGACAGGAGGATATAGGCCCGGTTCGGCAGCATCTCCACCAACAGCGTCTCCGCCGAGGCCTGGGCAGTGTCCAGGGACGCACCTTCGACGGCCAGATCTCCGGCGAAAACGCCTTCCAGATTCAGCGGGAAGAGAAGCTGCAATACGTCGCTATGTGACACTGACCACCCCCGGCCGGATCACCTGGTAATCGGTCGCGACAACATTGGCCGCAGGCGCCGTGACGGTCACATCGCCGTCGCTGGTGCCGATCGCCAGGTTGATCAGCTGCGAGATATAGAGGTTTTTCCCGACCGTCAGCGAGTTGAGATAGGCCGTGATGTCCTGGGCGACGGCAACCGGATTGATCCCCGGTGCCGCGAGGGTGAGAGTCACATCGACGGTCAGGATCTCCGGAGCCAGTATCCTGGTCAACAGGGATGCGGCGGGGTGGAGATCGATGATGTAGGCATAGACGGCTTCTAGGAGTTCGGCGTTCGGGATCTCGGAGCCGGTCGTAACGGGGTCGGCCAGGATAACCACATCCACCGTGCCCGGTCCCTGCCCGGTCGGGATACAGAGCGCCGAGGCCACGTCCTGGACGGAGAGCGCCCACTTGACGTAATCATAGCGGTTGCCGCCCGCCGGTGGCCTACGGATGTATTCCAGAAGCCGGGCAAGCAGGGCCGCGTCCGACTCCTCCAGCTTTCGTTCCAGTCCTCGCACCCAGGCGTGCCGATCGAGATACTCGGAGTCGGCCGAATCGGGGAGGATCTGCCGGGCTATCCAATCCTGGTACTGATACAGACCCCAGAGGGCCGAGGCATAGCAGGCGCTCTTGATAAAGATCAGGCTCCCCTGGGAAATATCGGCCTCGGGAAACTGGTTTTTATAGTCCGTTAACAGGTTATTTAATAGCTCATCAAAGCCGGGTAAAACAAAACTCATACGACCTCCACAAACGTCTCAAAGGTAACCGCCCGGCCGTTTGTCTGTGTGACGACTACCCGGAGTTTCAGCCGATGCAGATCCTGGGTACGGTCCCTCTCGCTCTCAATCTGGATATCCGTAGCCCGGCCGGAGTCCAGGAGCCATTGCAGCGCTTCGCGGCAATATTCGCGGGCCAGTATTTCCGTGTTCGCGGTGTTCTTCGCCCGGCGCAACAGGTGCAGCCGGGAGCCAAACTCAGGGTTCACAAACAGGCTGCCCCGCTCGATCATCAGCGACAGGTAGACATTGTTCATGATCGTTTCCGCAGCCAGGTACGTCATGCCGGGAAAACCGTCTGTCAGATCAATTGCAAAGTCCATCCGTTACTCCTGCGGGGTCGGAGTGCCGACCGAGCCGCCTTGTGGATCGCTGTGAATATGGGAGTTATAGAGGGCGCGATCGTCGGCCATGCTCCTGACCTGGTCGATTACCTCGCCAGCCGTTGACTCGATGTCGCCCGGCGTCTGGATCCTGCCACCGCTGGCGCCATAGGTACCGCTGCAGCTGATCCCGCCAGCAACAGCGAGATCGCCGGTGCAGTGGGTGATCGGCGTATCCAGGATAACCTGTGCCGAGGCCACCGCTTTGACCAGCGGACTGGTCACGATGCAGCTTTCCGAGGCATTGACCGCCGCCCTGGCCGTGTTGATCTCCACATCGTTCGTCACATCAGCAGTCAGTTTTCCCAGGCACACGACATGGATCTCATTGTTGCGCTTCAGGTGGACCTTCTGCCCCTGGTCGTCATAGAGAGCCACCTCGCCATCCTCCAGGCTGATCCGGTAGCGCCGGTCGTCGGAGGCGATCATGACGATGTGGTTCCCCTCCCGGATGATAATCCCTTCCGACCCGGCCAGCGGCCGCGAGGTGTAGCCGTAATGCTGGAAATACTCACGATTCGCGATTGTCTCGGCAGAGCGGCCCGCAGCAGAAAACCGCTTGATTACACCCTCGATCACCTGCGAAATTCTGCCTCTGATCATGCGACCACCCCCGGATATCCGAGCTTCAGCCGGGTATACATACCCGCCTTGGTCAATTCGAAGGTGCGGCCGAATACCAGGTAGGAATCATCCAGCCCGAGCGGTTCGTCCCGGACCTTAACCAGTTCGTTGATCGTCCAGTTCCGGCCGTTCTGACTGTGCCGCGGTACCCGGTAGGACAGTTGAAAACCTTCATGCCGCTGTTTCTCCAGCAACAGCCGGGCGGCCAGCGCCGGGCTCTGAGAATCGTTCGTCAGCCGGGTCACAAAGGGCTTATAGAAAGGAAAGGTAGCATCTTCCCTAGTCACCAGCGTATTCACCTTGCCGGTGTCCATGCCGTCATCGTCCCAGCCCTGGCCCTGCGAGATGATCGTTACCTTTGAAAAGCGTTTCGAGACATCCTCCGTCAGCTCGCCTTCAAGGACATTGTTGCCGTTCCCGTCAACGGTACAGGTCAGATAAAACGCCGGTTCTCCGCCAGCCTTCGGCCGACCGAAAACAAAGGTCCCGTCCGGGAGGGAATAAAACATCAGTCCGCGGCTGGCGGCATAGGTACTGAGCACCTTGAACACCGTCATGCCGGGGTCAATCTTGCTAATCTTCTGCGGCGTGTCCAGGAAGCCGACCACCGGCTGGGAGACCGTCAGCTTCTTCCCCTTCAGCTTGCCGACGATGTTCTCCTGGTAGACGATCTTTTTTCGGTTAATGAACGGCACCGTCGGGAGCAGCATCTCCGCCAGCTGCTTGACCGATTTCCCCTGAACATCAACGAATTGCTCACAGTGGGAGTCAACCAGCAAGCCCATCAGATCGCGCCCTTCGAGCCGGAGCTTCACCCCGCCCTTATCATACGAGTGGCTGCAGCGGTCGATGATCCCTGTCAACTCCAGGGTATCGTTCACATACAACTCGCAGGTCATCCCGCCGCGGATCTCCATCTCAGGGTTCGGCAGAAGCAGCGAAAACGCATCGTCCGCCGTGTAGAGATTGGCCTCCACCGTATATTCCAGAAACTTCGTGATCCGCTTGCCGCCGATCTGCAGGGAAAGGCTATCGGACATAGATACTGACCTCCCCTTCAGTAAAATTCGGGTTGCGCAGCTCCGGGTTGATCGACCTGATCCGCTCGGCATAGTTGTACGGCAGACCGTAACGCAGGCAGACCAGATGCAGCGGCATCGAATTGTCCAGCTCCACGTCGATGATCTTTTCCCGCTCGAGTTTCACGGTGTTGACATGCTCCAGGATCAACCGGGCCATCGTCTGCAGCGTTCGCATCCCGCGAGCCTCGTCAACTGCCGCCTGGATCATAGTCCGGACATCGGCCAGCGATGCTTCCAACTCGCGGACGTTCAGCACCGTCTCGGTCGGCTGCGGCTTGATGTAGCGGCCCAGGATATCGAAACTCCGGGTTTTCTCGGCCCGGCGCACTGTCTGCCGTTTGGCCTCATCAGCTTTGTACAGGTAGGCAGCTTCCAGGGCGATCCGTTGCGCGGCCGCGATGCGCAGCTGTTTGATCATCATCGTACGGGCGGCGGTCCCGGCCTGGCTGGTGCTGGGGGAGAAATCGGCAACCGACTCCTCCAGTCCGGCGAAGGCCTGTTTCAGACTCGACAAAAAACGGGCCGGTGAATCGGCCAGGGAATCATACAAGCGGGCGGTGCGCTCCACGGCCGCCGCGATTGGCCCGATCACCCGGCCCGGCAGGCTGGCGGTGTAACTCACCGTTGCCAGCAGCGAGTTCACCGGATTGGTCAACTCGGTCACCGTGGCCTGAAACATGGTCACGTACGAATCAATCTCCCGGACGAATTCACGGGCAGCCAAAGCAACACCGGTAAACTGGGCATAAATGCCGGTTCCGGCATCGAGCACCTGGTTGACGAACCCGCGATTGTCTCCCAGGACCGCCGCGGCATCCTCGCCGACCTCCGCCTGCTGCTCCGCCTGTCCCTCGACAAATTCACCCTCGGCATCGGCGGACACGTCCCGCTGTTCAACAACGATCTCGGTCCGGAGGTGCTCAACCAACGTAAGATCAACCTCAGCGGTCCGTTCCGTGTCATCATGGCGTACCGAAACTTGCTCGGCCATCACCTGGGTGAGGCCGTATTTCGGATGCTGAAATTCGAGCAGGTCCTTTTGCTTCAGCAGGTTAATTAGCTTGATATGATCGTCATAGGTGAAGTTATCGCCACCATCCCAGAAATAAGAACGGACGCGGATCGTCCGGGCCTTCTGCCCCATGTTTTCCAGGTCGGCGCCGTCCCCATACGGGTATTCGTTGCGTGCGATCGCAACCTCAAAACCGTCCTCGATGGTCTCCATCTGCAGGAGGATCCCGGAGAGGTATGCTATATCTGTTTTTGCCATCTCAATACCCCGCCGGCATGGCTGTGATCGCGTCAAAGAAGCTGCCGCGCTTCATGGTGTTGACGGAATTGTTCATGCCAGTCGTCTTGGTAATGACCCGGCCGCGATCGTCGATCTGGATGTCGATCTTGATATCGTTCTTTACCTGGTTATGCCGCGGTCCGGATTCCCCAGGGAAAGTGCCCGGCTCCAGGTAATCTCCGGTTCCTCCGAGAAGTTTGTCGAGCTTACTTCCTCCCCATCCGGCAATTACTCCAGCGATAGCAGCCAGGCCCGGCTTTTTCAGCAGATTAACAGCGGCCGCCCCATATCCAGCCGTTGCCGTCTTTGGTATAGGTCCAGTCTGAGGAACAAGCCCGCCAAGAGTCGCGGGCCAGTTGGTTATAAACACAGGGGTGACACCGGCTGCGGCTTCGAGAGCTTTTCCTTCAGCCACGCCCAAGGACAATGACCCACCCGACCTAAGCAGCTTATTGGCCAGTCCTCCGATAGCTTTGTTTCCATAACGGGCGGCTGCGATGGTGCCGAGGGTCAGCCCGGCACCGCCGACGATCATGTCCTTGCCGTCCAGTCCGAGGCCGCCGTTTTTCTTGCTGTCCATCGCCCATTTAATCAGATCTGAAAGGGTCTTATTGATCGGTTGTACGAAGCTGTCTGCTGCCTGGCGGAGATTGTTTTTTAACCGGCCGGTTTGATCCACCGCGTTTGAGATAGCGTCGGGAAGATCTCTTTCAGAGTACCGCCTGCCTCCTCTATCTTCCGGGTGAAGTCCCGGACCTTGTCCAGGCTCTGCCCCTGCAGCAGAGTTTTTATTCCTTTGATGGTGTCCAGATCTGCCTTGCCAAAAGCGGCCTGAATAAACAGGGCTCGCTGTTGGTCCGTCCTCAGTAGGGCGTACTTCTTTCGGATGTCCTCCAGGACGGCTACCGGATCGCGGCGCCCTCCTGCCTTGTCAAAGAATTTCACTCCGGTGGCCTTCTGGGCGGCGGCCATATAGCGGAGGTTGGTAAACACTCGCAAAGTGGAATCGGCAAGGGTAGCCAGCCGCTCCGGCTGCCGTTCCACCATGGACAGACCTTCGATAAAGGCGAGAGTCTTTTCGAAACCCATCCCGGCGGAAGCGGAGTTCACCCCGACCCGCGCAAAAATTGCCGAGAGGTTCTCCAACTCAGCATTCCCCAGGCGTCCGGCGACCACCATCTTATCCAACAGCTCCAAGGCCTTGCCCGGCTTTTCCAAGTCGATTTCAAAAGCAGTTGCACCAACGGTGAGACCGCCAGCCAGAATGTCCTGTTTGGCTCCGGTGACCGCCGAGGCAATATTGATTCCTCGCGTGGATTCCAATGCCGCCCGCCAGGTCTGCCCGGATTGGATCAGGCCGTTGAATCCGTCTTTTAAGTCTTCAACCTGTTGGCCGGTTTCCTTCCCCATAAGGAAGAACTCTTGCCGCAGACCCTTTACCTGCTTCTCCCCTTCGCCGGCTGTCTGCCCTATCTGTGAGAGGGACTTGTCGAGCCGGGCCGATGCGGCCAGCTGCTGCACGGACCCGATACCGAGCCCGAGCCCGGCAAGCTTTCCGGTAACCCCGGAAAACGCGTGCTTGAGCGCATTCAATTCACCTTTTGCTCCCTGGACAAAACGGTTGACCGCTCGGCCGGAGTTGGACATTTCAGTCCGAAATCCGGTAGAGCGGGCAACTAGTTCCAGAAAAAGTTTCATGTCGCGCATCGGCTATCCTTTTTTCTGCCTCATGACTTTGTACTTCTTTGTCTTTCGTGCGCCTTCAGGATCCATAAGCTCAAAGTGGGCCACAAGAATGCTGTCCATCGTGTGCGGGGTCATGCGGGAGATCGAATCTTCGCCATACCCGATTTTAAGCAGCATTATCTCCCGCTTCCGCTGCGGCTTCAGCCGCCCCTCGAAAGGAGACCCTCCGGAGTTCCAGTCGCTTAACCGCTTCCTGGACAGCGTTGTAATCTTCGCTGCAAAGATCGAGGATCAAGTCCGGTGTGATTTCCTCACTCGGTACCCCCTGGACGGTCAGTCGTTTAGCCAGTAGATGGAGTCCGAACTCGGCGTCGCTGGCTTTTTCCAGGTCAGGTTTCTCCTGAAGGAGGTCAAACGAGTCGCGGAATATTTGCTCCCGGACCCCGAATGACGTGCGACGAATACCATCCCGTTCGATGCCAAAAGGAAGAGTGCCTTGCTCCGTCATCTACGCCTCCGTCCTGGTCTCAGCGGACAGGGAGATGGTTTTCACCGCCTCGTTGTCGCCGTCATACCTGGTTTCGCCCACTTCCAGGGTGCAGACGCCGCCATAAGTGACCCGGCTGCCATTCCCCTTGTCGATGGTGAGCGTCCCCCCTTCGACCGAGTCGAAATCGAACTCAGGTGCATCGGACGGCACTACGTAATCGACACTCACGCCATGGCGTGGCGTCACGTTGGTGTGCCCGGTTTTATTCATCAGCGGCACCTGTTTGCGCAGGGTGCGCCCGCCTTCGGACACGGCCTTGAAATCGGTAATCTCCTGGCCGTTTACCTCCAGGGAGACCTTTGCAACATATTCAGACATGGCATAACCTCCGGTTTAATGGTTAAAGAAGCAGATCAATCCGCCCGGCAAACACATGCAGACCATTGACGACATCGGCCGGGATCTTCGCGTCCAGACGGTTCGGGTCCTGGCCGTTGCGCTCGACGATCAGACCGTCCTTGTTGGCCGCCACTTCCTCGACGATCTCCAACTCCTCCAGCTTCATCAGTACATCGAGCAGCTCGCTCCGCACCTTCGGCGGGGTTTTGCTGGAGAGCTTTGCCCTGGGGAAGCGGAGGGAAATCCGCTCGCGGCAGGCCACCCGGACATAATCCAGCGTCCGGATCGTGGTGATGTCCAGGAGGCTGATATCGTCGATCCCTTGTGCATCCTGGGTATAGGTAGTGATCGCCCGGACGATGCGGACCTTCTCGCCGGGAGCCACTTCTATTGGTGTGACCCCGTTGTGCAGGCAGTTCTCTTGCTCGGTCCTTGAAAATCGCTGGTCGATGGCCGGGGCATGAATGCCCTTCAGCTCCAGGGTATTGAGCGGCATGGCCGGATCTTCCTCGCGCGCCAGCACCGCGGCAAAAGCTGCGGCCAATTCAGCAGGCAGCGACCGGCTGCCGCGCAGGAGTACGAGAGCCACCCGGCCGTGATTGATGGTACCGGCCAGGGTAGTGGCGGTTGCCAGCGCTCCGGTCTGGGCGATCACCGCAACGGCCGGGCGCTGCTCCATCGGACCGGAGACCAGGTCCAGGTGATCGGTCAGGGCGGTCAGGCTGGTGGAGTCGTTGTAGGGTGTGGCGATGATGTGGTACTGCTCGGCGACCACCGGTGCCAGGGCCGTGGAAAGCGCCGGGTCCGTCGCGCCGTTCGCCATCACGACCACGGCAGCGGAGATGCCGGCAGCGGTGACTTCCACCGAAAACGGGATACTGTTACCGACCGTGCCCTTGTTGCGGGCGGTCAGGGTGACAACATTGGTCACGGCCGCCGCGGTCACCGGCAGATCGGCGTACTTCGCCAGCTCGGCATTCAAGGCCGTAGCGATATCGTTCTGCACAGCTCCGGAGGCGATCGCGATTTCCACCGTGCGGTTGCCGATGAAGATCCGCATGATTCCGCTGCCGGTCGCCGGGCCGGTGATGGTGATTGTGCCAGTTGCCGCCACACCCGCTCCGGCATCGGCCAAAGCGCAGACGGTCAGGTCCAGGTAGGGGTTAGCCTTGATCGCCGCCCGGCACAGGAGATGAGCCATCGAGCCGGAGCCGAACAGCGCTGCAGCCTGGGCATCGTCATACACCTGGACCGGAGTCAGAGCCGCGGCAGATCCGGCAGCCAGCAACTGCGCAATGAGCAGCATCCGCTGGTTATTGGCCGGCAGGGTGCGCACCGCCAGCTTGGTGTTGAACTCGAAATACTTACCCGGCTTGCGTATCGAGCTCGGGATCTCGTCGAACTGGATGGTCATTAGTGGTTCCTCCTTGTATAGCTGGCTCGTGGCTCTTGATTACGTCTTCTTGGTTGCAGGTGGTTTCCCGGTTATGAGCTTTTCGCTGATAGCCGTCAGGCTCCCATCGGAAACCATGCGCTGGTAATACGCGGTATCGGGTACCCGCACCGGATCAGGCCCGGAGATGAATCCCCTCGGTCGGCCTTCCATGGGGACTTTGAGCCCCGGCGCTGCTTTAACGAGCATATGAAGCCTCCTTGAATACGTCTTTATTCCTCTTTGGGCAGCTCGGGCAAATTGACCAGGTCGGCCGTGTCGGCTGCCTCGTCGCCCGGCGTCAGGATATAATCGAGACCTACGCGGAGCAGGTCGGTGATCTCTTCGTCGGATTGGCTGGTTATGGTGAACGAGGTGGCAAACTGCAGCAGATAGCGCACTTTCCCCTCGGTGTAGTCGTTGGTTGTGGTGATGTCGCGGAAGCGCAGCGGCACCAGCGGTTTTATCGCCAGGTCCATGTCCTGGAGCAGCAGGGTCTGGATGACCCCCATGATCAGCGGGTTGATACCCTTGCGGCGCTTTTGTTCGCCCTGCAGATCCTTGAAGGTCAAAAGGACCGAGAGCGTCACATTCTGTTTGTAGGTCACCTGGGTGACTTTCTCCAGCTCGCCATCGAGACAGGCGGCCGCAACAGAGGGATTGACGAACATGCCCCTGGCGTCTTTCTGGATACCGGAGGCCCGGACCCCTTCGATCTTCTCCGTGATCAGAGCCAGGACACCCTCCTCAATGTGGGTGAGCATGTCGGACATTACATATCCCTCAGTTTTTCACGGGTAAACAGTCGTTCCGGAGCAGAGAAAGAAGCGGTCGGCTGCGTCTTTGCCGGGGGTTCGGTCTCGCCGCCCAGCCTGATCTTCCCTTCGGAGATCTTCTCCAGGGTGCGGATGGCGTTCTTGTAACGGTCGCTCCTGGTGTCTGGAATGGTTTCGGCCACGCGGGAATAGAGGTTGTAAATGGCGATGTCGGCGGAAAACTTGTTGATCAGCGCAGGGACCGGATCGAGCGGCACCGTGTAGCGGGTTGACAGGTAACCGTCGATCTCGCCGTCAGCCGAAGAGATAGCTTCATCGACCTTTTCCTGGTCAACCTCACCGGCCTGGGCATCGTCCGTCAACTGGATGATGACCGCCTCGGGAATGTTTTTAATCAGATCGTCCAGGGTGCTGTAGGCCATGGTTGCCTTTCAAGAAAAAGGGGCGGGCTGTCCGCCCCTTTTCGTGGTTTTATGGTGTAGCTGTTACTCTTTCGGAGCCAGCTCTTCCTTGCGGGCGGTAGCGGCCGCGATCACGGTGGCTCGTTCGTCGGTACCGAGGAGCTCGTCAACCTGTTCAGGCGTACCAGCTTCCTTAATCAGCCTGATCAGATCATCGGCCTTTGGTGGCTTGTCTGATTTGGCCTTTTCAGCACCAGCAAGTATCTCAACCACCAGCATCGGTTCTTTCTGTAAGAGTTCGAGTTCCTGCTTGCTGAATTTACTATCCAGATATTCGGTCGGCTGTGCCGGGTGAGCTACCCCGCAGCGACGGAAACCGTCTTTTTTGGCTGTTATGCGAATAGGCATGGTGCTGATCCTCCATCAAATGGTGTAGGACGGGGTTCCCCGCCCTCGTGATTAACCGAGACCGGTGCTGCCGAAGGCGAGCTGCCAGAAACCGTATCCGCCTGCCGCTCGTGCTTCCGCGCCGAACTTGAATTTCTTGCGGCTGAAAACATCGTCCGCCTGGGGATCTATCTGCTGGACGAACACCGGTTTCTTGCGCTCCTGGTAGATGAAGGGCTTGACCGGCTTGGTGGTATCCAACAGAAACCACGCGGTGTCTGAGGTAAGTCTCGTATCAGTCACCACTTCGAAGGTTCCCTTGTAAGGATTCTGCTTGCCGTCCTCAAGGCGCTCGTTGTTCTTGAGCACCAGGGCAGTGTCCTCAAGTGCCGGGGGTACCAGGAGAATATTCGGGGTGGTGTTGAGAGGCTGACCCTCATCGTTTTTAAACTTTTTCATCGCGGTACGAGCCGCTCCGAATGATGCTTGTGCCGCTGCCAGGGTGGCGCAAGACAGAACAGCCACACCCTTGTTAGCAACCGAAGCGCCGGCAACCGAGTGATCCGTGTCGAAAAAATACTGCCCGTCGTAACAGAGATTGGTAAAGCCGTCATTCACCAGGCCAATGACAATCTCGTCGGGGAGCTGCTTGGCGGAATAACCTGCCATTTGCGCCTGTGGTGCGTAGATCCCCAGGTTATCATCCTCGATGTGGTTGCGGTCCACTTCCACGGTGGCTTCCCAGTCGTCGTTGACAATGGTGTACTTGAACGCTTCCAGGGACTTCACAACCTTGTCACCGACCCACTTGCGCATCCGAGGGAACATGGAGAGCCAGTTGTATTGGTTCTCACTGCCTCCGGACGGTACCAGCATGGCGATCTTTTCCCAGACCGAGGGAGCAGAATCGAAAGCCTTGTTGAAGGTGGTCTTCAGGTTGATGAAGATGTTCTGCAGGTTCGCCGCGTTGACGATCATCCCGCCGAAGCCAAGGAACGGCAGGATACTTGCGCCCTTGTCACTGGTAGTGGCGAAAGCATCACCGGCCGGGTAAAGAAGGATCGCCAGGACAAACATCCCGAGCCATCCGGAGAGGTGCAACAGATTCTTTCTCATGTGATATGCCTCCTTGAGGATTGAAAGTTGTTTACAGGACCCAGACGCCGTCTGATTCCACGCCCACCACTTTACCGGCTGCCGACTGGGTGTTGCCGCCGGCGTTCGTTCCGGAAACGGTCTCGTCGTCCTCGATGTAACAGGTCTTGCCCAGGGACGCCTGGGTAACCGCATCCCCGGCGCTGTTCTTGAACTTAAACGCCTTGCCCCTGCGCACCAGGATGCTCTTTGCTCCGTCCGCGCCGGTGTTATCCACCGTTTCTTCGGCACGGCCCAGATAGGTGAGGGTGGTTGCCGTGGCACCGGGGGTAGCGTAGCCAGTGGCATTGGCCGCGACCAGGCTGCCTGCGTAAATCTTCTTTGCAGTAGCCATCGGGACGCTGATCAGCTCGCCATCCTTCATGGCAGTATTTCTGTCTTTGCTTAAAGCCATCTTGTATTCCTCCTTAATGACTGATTAATGGTTCGTTTATACCGAGCCGTATTTCTTGATGTCCTCGGCGCTGTTGCCGAACATTGCGGCGACCTTCTGATCTTCGGCATTAAGAGCCGTGCCGTTCTTGTTCGGGTCCTTGTCATCCAGCCCGCTGTCTCCCGCGATCACAGGCGAGGCCTTGACGAACTCTTTGAAGCGTTCCAGTCCACCCTCCGCCCGGCACTGTGCAACGTGATACTCTTTCGTGGCAGGGGTGATTTTGCCGTCCTTCAGGGCCTGGTCGATCTCGCTGTTGATGGCGGTTTCGAGCTGGGTGTCTCTGATCTTTTTCAGATCGTTCTCGGCAGCGGAAGCCCGGTTCAGCGCGGTGTCGTAATCGCCACGGGGGACGAACTTGTCGAGCGGCGGATTCTGCGCCTGGTTGAGTGCTGTGGCGTGATCTGCCTTGATCTGGGAGATGCGGTTCAGGGCATCGAGGAACGTGGCGGTTGCTGGGAGTCCCAGTTCCGCCAGCAGTTTGGCGAGTTCCATTGTGGTGTCCTCCTGTTGGTGGGCGCTGTTGAGCGCATTGAGAAAAAGATTCGGCTGATTCGTAAGGCCGCAGGAAGTCAGCCGGAAGATGCGGCGTGAATCTATTTCGTAACGGAATACCGGTGAGATATAGCGGTACTCCTTGTTTGCAACTGACTTTGAGCCCTTGGGAGTCCATTCCACCCGGCCCCAAATCGCCCCGCCTTCGCGGACCTGCAGCTCCTTGATCCACCCGGCAGCCGGAGCCGGTTCTCCCCCCGGAGCCTTTAGCTCGGTGGAGTGCTCCCAGTCGATCGGCATGTCCTTACCATCCCCCATAAACGCCTGGAGGATAATCTCGGGGTGGTCATTGATCCAGGTGCGGCCGTCGCGACCGGTGATGATGTGCCCCGCCGGGATCAGCTCGATCAGTTCGGGGACGGCACCGTCAGCCGCCAGCTCAAAATTGAGAGCCATCCGCAGGGCCCTGGCTCCTTCTTGGTTCAATGCCGTATCGAAAACCAGTATCCGCATAAGCTCTCCTGTTCGGTCATCCTACCCCTCCGGGGTGGGGGGTGATAGTAAAGGCCTTTATGAAATTTGGGGGTGTTCTGGCTGTTTTCTGTTTTCGGTACCACTGCCCCAAATCAAAACCGAATTAAAACCATCTTTAAAAATCCTTGTGCCTTGCCGTTCGCCCTTACTGCCACCCTTGAGAGGATGCCTCCGGTAAAAACGCCTTACAGGGCAAATTTGGCGTTTTCACTTTTCCAGAAAATCGGCGGCGATCTGGAGCAGTTCCTCGCGGTCCTCGGATGAGAAGCCGAGGAAGGGTCGGGCCGGGAGATCCTGGTTGATAGTGTGTGCCCTGACCTCGGCCCAGACCGGAAAAGGCAGTTCGCGACCAAAGACTTTCGTGCGCCGGCTTTTGTGGGCCGGGATAGTGACCGCTTCATTCAGCCCGAACTGGTGAGCAGCGGCTTTGATATCGTTAGTGCCGACGCGGAGCGAAGAGCTTGACGCCGCATAGATCACGCTGTTCCGCATCCGGCTTGATTCGGTGAGGATCTTGTCGATCTTCTTTTTATCCTTTGTCGCCGGTTTCAGCGGCGCCCAGGGATTCCCGTCCGGATCTTTCTGTTCGTCGAATCTGTCCTGGGTGGAGTTGACCAGGTACTCGCCCATGTTGGCAAAAGCCGGGCGGAGATTGCCGCCCTTGTCCTCCAGGCGCTTCAGTACCCGCAGGATCTCCCGGTCATCGATCTTTTCCATGACAACGAATGACCCGGCCATTACAGGTCCACTCCCGTCTTCTCCTTCACCTCGGCCCGGACTTTGTCCTGCAGTTCGGTCGGCAGGCCCGCTATCGACTGGCCGACGATCTTCCTCCGGTCCGCCTCCGGAGAGCGACCAGGCGTATAGTCCCAGCCGGGATCAATGCCGTTGGGGATCTCGCTAATCTCACCGGTCCGCTTGTTCACCCATTCATAGCTGCCGTTGTCCGGAGCCTTGCCCACGGTCAGGCCCTTGCGTTTCAGATCGCGCTCGCTGTGCGCCGAGACCCGGCACTTGCAGCCCCAGCCGTTCGGCGTGAAATGGCTCTCCCACCAGGGATCATCCGCCGGCAGGGTGATACCGTTCCAGGAGAGGTGCATCTGCCGGGGTCTGACACTGTCGCCATGCTGATAGGTCCAGTACGGGCGATAGGCCAGCACGTCCGGGTCGGTCATCTGTTGGAACCGTCCGGCCTGGTAGGCGCTGCGGACGTTGGTGGAATAGATCACCTCACTGCGCCAGCCCCGGCTGCCCTTGTAGTTCCAACCGTGCTTTGCCACGATCTGGTCGAAGCTCTTTCGGAAGGTCTCCAGGGTGATGCCTTCGGCAATGGCCGCGTCAACCGCCACCTGAAAGTCGGCAAGCAGCTCCGCCTTCGTCGCCCCGGCAATCATGAAACCGGTGTCGTGCTCGAATGTCATCAGATCTTGCCAGCTCTTGGTCGGGATCTTGACCTTGCTCCGGAAAAACTTGATTGCCTCCTGGAACGGAAGGTTGCCGTATTCGGCCTTAGTCGCCATCGGCCACCTCGACCCGGCCCGCCAGGTTACCGGCGGTCATGGCATACATCATGATTTCGCCCAACTGCGTGGCGTCCATTGTGTCGTACAGGCCGATCAGCTTCTCGCGGATCTCCTCCAGGCTGCCGGCAGTGTCGATCAGCTCGCGGATCGTCTCGATCATCACATCCATCGCCGCGCCTGCCTGTTCGGAGAGTTGGGCGGCAAAGGCGTCAGCCACGTCCGAGTCAGCATCTTGCTGATTGCGAGCCGTCGCCTGCCGGTTCATGGCAGGCAAGTCCGCCGAAGCCTTGGCGAAGGCGGAAGCCCCACCAGAAGGAACTCCCAGCAAATCCTCCGGCTTAACCTTGGCGTCCGGATCCGGAAGCCCCAGCTTGTCGCGGATCACACTCTGCTCAACCCGAAGCCCCAAGGGAACCAGTATCCCAAGCGCCTCGGAGAGAGCCTTGACATCTTCAGAGTCGGCCGCCCGCAACTGCACCACCGGATAATTCTCCTGGGGCCCGAAATTCAAATCGACAAACGGCTTGACCAGATCACGGTTGATGGTTTCTTCCAACTGCTCGGCGTCATCGTCGCGGATATCGTCCCGCACCTCGGCCTGGAGCTTCTCATCTCCCAGTTTGCCGGGCGTGCCGGAGCTGCTCGCAGTCTGCCCGAGGATCCCCTTGCTGACCTGGGCGTCCAGCCAATCAGCCAGGATCTTGTAAAACTCCTGGGCGCCGGAAGACTTGCCCGCTTCCACCAGCTCGATCTGCATCGATTCCGGGAAGACGGCGGCGGCGTCGCTGCCCAGGTTGGCCACGGCGGTCTTCAGAATGGCGATATCGTCGGGGCTGGCGCTCGATCCGTACTTGCCCAGGCGCAGCGGCATACCGAACACCTCGGCAAACGCCAGCCAGTCCTTGACCGTGTAGCCTTTGCACATCCAGGCCCAGGCGGCCAGCCGGGCGATGCCGCCCCGGATCGGGATGCCGCTCTTGATCTTCGGCACATGGACGATGAACTTATAAGGCTGCAGCGGGATGCCGTCCATCATGTCCGCTTCATCCCGCAGCCGGATCTCGCTCATGGTCACCCGGTCAAACTGAAAAAAGCGCGGGTCTCGCCACTTGTAGGACGCCGGTGTCCAGCGTTGACCGGAGGTATTCCAAATGATTTCCGTGACAGCATAGCCTTTGCCGATCGAATCGAGACAATCCTTGACCAGCCCCCGGAAGCCGGGCCGTCGCACCAGGCCGCGCACCGCGTCGGCCAGCTCGATATCCTTTTTCTCGTCAGAGTACGACTCCACCGAGACCGGCAGTCGTGAAACCGCCAGCTTGCGCTTGCCCAGCTCGCAGGCGTAATGAAGATCTCGCTCTTCCATCTCCTCGGCCAGGGTCAGATAATCGGTATGGTCGCCCTCGGCAGCCGAGCGGAGCAGGCTTGCCAGCCGCCCAGGTGTCAGCCCGGCGGCGATGGTATCGGTCCAGATGGTGCGGATACCGGCCAGTGTCGGGGCGGCTATTTCGCGGGTCAGCTCCTGGGTGCGGATCGGTTTCCCGTATGCGTCGAGTATAGCCATTACCAAAGTCCTTTCTGTCGGCCGAATCCGGCCGTGGTGCGTATCGGGCGGGGAAGATTTTTCATCTCTTCATGCGTGATGCGGTGGTAGGCGTATTCCTGCCCCTCCTGCCGCGTGGCCGAAACCGCCATGGCCCCGCCGATCGCGGCATCGCCGTGGCGCTTCTTGCCGCTCTTGTCCGTAGTGCGGATATCGGGCAGCTTCGCCACGCCCTTGATCATCTTCAGCGCCCGGTAATCGTCCAGGTGGTCGGCATCCGTCGGTACCTCGATGGTGCCGTCCTCGAAAAAGCTTTTGAAGCGCGGCATCTCTTCCCGGTACCAGGCATCGGACAGCATGACCATGGTGATCCGGCCCTCGCCGTATTTCTGCTGGGCCCGCTCCGCCAGGTACTGACCGTTGCCCCTGGCATCGAAACAGCCGTGGGTGAAGCGCGGCAGCCGGTCCAGGATGTAGTACATGATCAATTCCTGCTCGCGGAACGTCACGTTCCGCAGCTCCAGGACAAAGGGCGCCCGGTAGCGAAGGTTCTGCAGTTCGGCCAGGGGAAAGAAGATCGACAGGTCGCCGTTGCGGGCAAAGTCCTCGCCGAAATAGTGGGCGCGTTTCGGGTCCAGCTCAGCCAGCAGCGGCTGCAGGTTCTCCTCGCACCAGTCCTTTGCCTCGGCCTGGCGGATATGGTCCGGCAGCAGGGCAAACTCGGGACCGCAGCTCCAGCTCAAAACCGGGATATCCGGCCTCATGCAGCGCTCGATGATGGCCCGGGGCAGAAAAGCGCCGCTCCCCTGGGCCGGGACCACGTCCAGCTCTTCCTCGGCCGCGTCGCCGTAGAAGGCATAGACATCTTCCATCCAGGCCTGCTCCTCGGCTGCATCCCAATCACGGCCCAGGCGCAGACAGACCCGGCGATACAAACCCTGCTCGATGGCTTCCTTGAAGGTGATCCTCTGCACACTGCCCTTGCGCTTACCGGCCCGGATCTCCTGGATCAGTTCGTTGAAGGTGTTTTGATCGCCATTATGGGTGGAGATAACCCGGACCTTGCCGCCCCAGATCAGGAGCGCCAGGGCCGCCTTCAGCAGCTCGCCCAGTTTGTCATGGAAGGCGGCCTCATCCAGAACCACCACGCCCTGCTTGCCACGAAGGTTGGCAGGCCGGGAGGAAAGCGCCACAACCCTATGACCGGAGTCAGGAAAGCGGATCGTGTAGGTCTTGATGTGCTTGTCTTCCGAATCCTCTTCCCATATCCCTTCCTCTGCTTCGGACGCCGCGTAATTGAAGGCCTTCGCCCACATGCCGCAGGCCTCCACGTACTCGATCGCCATGTCCTGGTTGTAGCCGATGTAATAAACATTCATGCCGCCGGCAGTTTTCTCGGCGGCAGAAATCAGCACATCATCGGCAGCCTCGGCCCAGGTGAGGCCGGTACGCCGCGATTTTTCGCAAACCTTCAACGGGGAAGTATCGGCAATCCAGGCCTGCTGATAAGGCAGCATCACCGGAGGAGCCGAAGCTTTCGCAGTATTTGGGATAACGATATCCATTAGGTGGCGATCCCCAATATCTCGCGACGGATGGTGTCAACAGTATCGGCGGAGAGCCCGCCTTTCTTGGCGATCTTCGAGACCTCATTTGCGGCCCGCTCGCGTTCCTGCCTCCGGATCTCATCCTCCCGCTTCACATTCTCGGAAGCCGCCTTCTCCAGCCGTTCAACAGCGATTGATAAGTCCTTTAACATCCTCGGCGGGATAGGCTCATCGCCTTCGGATAACTTCATCGCGCAGTCAAAAGCCAGCGTCCGGACCATCTCGTTCAACAGATGACCGACTTGCCCCTGGGGCTGGGCCCCAAGCTTCCCGACCCACATGTCGGCGATCTCGCGGGACTGCCGGAGCTTTGACCCGACCTGTTCCATCCGCAGGGAGTAGCGATTCACCGAGGACTTCGTGACCCGTTCCTCGTGACCTTCCTCTTCCAGGATGGCGTTGATTCGGGCGGTTGCCTCCAGCTGGCTGCAGCGCGGATCGCGGAGCAGCTCCTGGAGCTGTTCCTTTATCTCGCCTGGCAGCAGATCTATGGTTGACGGTTGGCGTCCCATAATTAACCCTTCGGCCGGGGGCGTTTCACCCCAGGCACCACGGCCGCACCGGTTGCCACATCCACGCCACGGGCCGACAAGGTGACAACCATCACGCCCATCACGTCCTCGACGGTCACCAGCCCCTGCTCGCGCAGCCAGGCAATGTGCGTGCGGACGCAATCACGGCTGCACTTGTGGCCCAGGCGGCCGAGCAGATCCTGGAGGATCGAGTCGTTAAGGGTATACGCGGTGTCCTGTTCCAGCAGCCGCAGGAGAACCAGGCGTTGGTCCTGGGTTAATAAATCGGAAAAACTCATGATGGCTCCTTGTTCATTATCAGCGTTTCGCAGCTCAGACAGACCAGCGCCGGCTCCCCGTTTATCAGCATAATGTTGAGCCGTCCGCCATAGCCTGGAATGTAGCCGCAGTACAGGCAGCGGATGTGGTTATAGCTCTCGCTCGGGGTCATCATCGGCCGACCGTCTCGAAGGTAGAGACTCGATCGCTGCAGTTCGATCTGTTCTATCTCTGTCAGGACGTCGTCTTTCATGGTCATTTCCTGTTTATCAGGTACTCGTTCATGAGATCGACGGCCCTGCTGAGGCCGTCCAGTTTTCCCTTTATTTCCCGTGTGTCACCGTGGACCGCCGCGATCTTTTGGTCAAAACCGGTTTGCAGCGTGCCAATCCGTTTTTCCAGGCCCGCATGGTAATTGCAGGCTGGCGGGTGTTTCACATCGTTTTCCAGCTGCAGCAGCCGGTCCTCGGCCGCCTTGAATCGCTTGGTGGCGATCTTGTCGCGCAGGTTCCACCAGCCGATGATGCCGACCGCAGCCAGAATCAGGAAGTTCATTATGTTGAACAAGAAATTTAAAGCCTGATAGTTTACGGGTGGTGTCACACTGTTCTCCAGTTCTCGTGTAGTGATTGACAGTCTACGCACCGTCTGCAGCCCGGTACCGCCCGGCGTCGCGCCTCGGGGATCTCCTCTTCGCAGTCGCTGCAATAAAGGTTCGAGGTCCGAGGGGCGAGGTTGTTCTCGCCCCTTTCGACTCGTGCCCCGTTCCTGTTTTGCAGTGCCAGGCTCAGGAAAAATTCGTCGTATGCCTGCGCGTTGTCGATCTCGTCGGCCACGATCTAGCCTTGAGCTGAGCTGATAAACTTGAGCTGCGGGAAACCTTCGGACCGGGCGGCCGCCAGTGCTTCCTGAATCTTTGCCGGGTCGTTGAGTTCCGAGGTGTTGATTTCAATGAGCTTTCCGCCCACTTCAAAGATCAGCCGTGTGGCCACCGGGAGGAGCCCGAGTATTAGTTGAACAGTAGCGGGATTCAATTTGCACCTCCCTGGAAGGCCTTGGCCATTCCGTCAATGTCGAGTAAAAGCGCCTGAAACGTGAGCTGGGCGTCCTGAAATTTCTGCAGGGAGGCAGAGTCGGCAAGCTGAAGGTACACCAGAAAAGCATCCGACGTGGTCGCGTAGGCCGCCTGGGCCTGGATGTAGATCAAGGCGGCTTTGTCGCAATCAGCTTGTTTCAGCACGCCCTGAGAGCAGAGCCCGTCGACCGTCGTTGCCGCGGCAATGACTCCCTGTCGGGTAGTGAGGAGCGACTTCGCGGCCAGTGACTGCGGAGTCTCGACCGTCGCGCAACCGGGGAGAGAAAGGACAATGGCCAGGGCGATCACTCCGAGGCCTGCCGCTGATCCGCCTTTTCCGGTAGTGGTCCACTCCACCGGTGCTTTAGTGATAAACCGGAGGATGCCGTTGATGAGACCCAACACGACCACCTGCTTTTCGGGATCAATTACGAACCCGGCATACGTTTGAACAACAAGGGCAATGATCGAAACCACGTTGACCCATAGGGTTTTCGACAGCCAGATTGGTTTTGCTTCCATAAGAAACCTCCGTATCAGATCTTCCAGAGATCGATGATCCCCGGTTTATAGACGGTTTTGCCGTGGATTCTCACGGCGGTGAGCAGCTGCTTCCGTGGCGTAGCATGAACCAGCCCCAGGTGGACCCAGCCGGTCGGGCCGAACTCGTAAATGCACTGGTCGAATTCGGGGATGATCTCGGGGATAGCCCGACAGACTACGTTATTCGGCACGCCGATCACTTCGAAGTCGGCGGCCATGGCGGCGCAATGGGCGCTGGTCAGTGAACCGCCCACGGCAGCATTGACCGTCCGGGAGCGGAAGCAGGAGGTCACGCGGATCGGCCTCTCGCCGAAGTATGCCCGGATTCGTTCCAGGGCCTCGGCGACCTTTTCGGCGTTGCGGTAGAGCTGGGCCGGCATGGTGTTGTCCAGGCCGAGGCGGAGCGCCGTGGCGCTGCGGGTCAGTTCCTCGATGGTGAAGTGTTCGGTCACGGGGTGCGACATTGTGACTCCTATGTAATCGTGCGGGGGAGGCGGCCGTACGCTCCGACCTCCCCCTTCTGGGGTGTTAAAGTTTGGTAGGGGATTGACAGGCTCTCCCCCCTACCTACCGGCTGGCAACCGGGGACAATGCAGAAAGACCAGGGGAGACCTCTGCAAGCAATGGAGAAAAACAATGGCGGGACCAACATAGCAAGGCAAGAAACGTAGTGATATTAAAGGGCTGTATGAAATGAGAAGGGCCACCGGTGAGGGTGGCCCTGGGGGGGTTTTGCATGTAGGCGGGGATTTGTTGTTAAACCGACTCCAACAAAATTCTACGAATGATTGCCGATGTTCCAGGCACAAGATTTTTGTCTATCACGTCAATCGCCACTTGTATTCCCTGCGAACGCCCCTGAAGTCGTGCCCTTTCAAGGTTCGGTCCGATTGCCCCACGTAACAACTTGATTTCGTTTGCAGCTTCCTGCATCAACACTTCGGCAAGTTCAGCGTCTTTTTCGCCGATAGTCCCCGGTTTAAATAGGCAACCAAACTCAAGTTTCTCAATAATGTCTCGTTTCAAAATATCCTCCTATTCGGTTTAACCAGTGCTCGGACGCCGCCCGATAAGGCCCGGAGGGTCAAGCACATGGCCGTTATTTAGTCGGCCAGGTTATAAGCTCTAATGCCACTATTACCCCGACACACTCAACTCCAAGGTTAGCTTGAGCGATTGGGTATGTCGCCGCTAAAAAAAGCATTCCTGCCAATATCCTGATAATCATCCCGATTACTCCCCAACCCCCGGCAACTTCGGCTGCGTCCTCTTGAACTCCCGCCGCCGGACCAGCGCCACAATCTGATAAAACCTGATTTCCGAGATATTGTGTTTCTTCATCAGCTCCAGCTTTGACCGGTACGAGCCGTTCCATTCCACCCAGATCGCGTAATCACGGCGGCGCAGGTCGTATTGCAGACCACGCGGCAGATAGACGGATTCACCGATCCAGGCGTTTTTTACCAGCTCGGTTACGGCATAGACTAGGGCAGGCGAACAAGGAAGCTTCATGTCGCCGAGGATAGCCGCCGTTCTCTCGCGTAAGGCGGCAATACTGGCCTCCTCCAGCCGGGCCGGGGACGGCGCCGGGTCGTCGAACAATACCCCGCTTTCCGGCTCGGTCGGCTTTTTCCCGCGCCCCTTCGGCGTGTAATGCCGCCGTCCGCCCCACTCGGAGCGGACGTATTCCGTAATCAGGAACGACGCATCGCGGGCAGAGGCGGCGTCAACCCCGCCATCCTCCAGCACGTCGGCAATCTTTCCCCAGAGATCTTCCAGCAGCTCCGGATATCCATCCATGGTGTGTAATGCGTTATTCATTACTTTTCCCCACTAAGATCCCACCCCTCGCGTGTTGCCTGCTTCTTCAAAGCGGTGATGATCTTGTACAAGTCGTAATCCGCTACCCATTCAACCTTTTCCACCTTGCAGATGGCCTTTGCCAGCGCGTCGGCATACGCCCAGGGACGTTTCCCGACCGTCAGCAGCGCCTCGATTTTCTGCAACTGCGCGGCCCTGGAGCTGAAGCCGTCCATGTTGCGCGGCCGTTTCGGGTAGGATGTCCGGACAGCACGGCCGCCATACAGATGATCGAGCACCTTGTGGCGACCCTTGGCGTCCAGATCGGCGGCCGACTCGACCCCGGCAACGATGTGCAGCATACAGCGATAATCCTCGTCGCTCATGCCGCGGTCGGTTTTGGCGATGTGGATCTTCGCCAGTTCCGCCCGGCGCCGATCTTTCGGAGTGGCCTGTTTTTTACCAGCACGAAAAGCCATTAAACACCTCCATAACGTTGCAGTAACTCGTCGATCATCCCTTTTACTTTTGTCACATTCGCGGCCCGTTCTTCGGCGGATAGTACCGGCTCCGGCAGCTTCAACCGCTCCGGCCTGGCCGGCAGCAGTTCCAGGATCTGCGCCGGAGTCGGCCAGCGCATGGCCACCGGGAAAAACTTCCGGAAAGCGGCCTTGAGCCTCACGGCGTCCACCGATTCGATGCAGAGGCGCTTCTCCATGGCAGCCAGCCAGATATCGGCGGTCAGCGGCAGCACCTCGGCCGACGGCTGCCCGTCCAGCGACAGCGCGACCAGGGCCTGCAGCCCGGAGGCGATCTCCCGCTTCAACCAGGCATTATCCACGCGTCCACTCCTCCAGGGCATTGATCCCCTGGGCCCGGCGGGACGGCTTCGCGACCTGGAGCGCCTGTCGGTCCTCGCTCCTCACTCCTCGCTCCTCGATCCTGGTGCTATCAATCACCTGTTTCAGGTAATTATGGTTCTTCAGCGGCTGATTCTTCCCCTCTGCACGCTTCCTCCGGATAGCTTCCACCGTCTCGGAAAGTGCCGTCGATAGCTGTACGTTGTCAGATGACAACTCAACCACCTCACGGGCAAGGCGGAGCATCCGCTCATACGCCAGCGCCCGCGTAGCAGGGCGAAACAGGCCGAGATAGGCCACCAGCGGCCGGGCCAGCGGGCCGAGTTCGGCAACAAAAGCCGTGAACTCCCGGCCAGCGGCCTCTTCCATGGCGGCCTCCAGGTGGAATATCGTGTGGCAGGAGGGGCAGGTGAGTTTCATCCGATCACCTCGACCAGCTCGATGCTGGTGAAAGTTTTCTGGTAGTGGCGGCGGATGGCGGTGGCGGAGGGCCAGATCGGATCGAAATAGTGGTGTTTTTTGTTCGGGTCGAACACTCTTTCCTTCTTGACCCATTTTGGTGATTTATTTAAGGCTTTCCGATCTTTAGCGCTATAAATAAATTTGGACACAGGTCGCAAATATTTCTGTTCCGGGTGATCATTCTCGGGTGAAAACCAGGCGCCCTTAAACTTACCGTCAACATACGTGACAATGCCCATCGTGTTTTTCGATACCAGTTCCCTTTGGAAGTCAACCTCACGGCCGTCAACCTTCAGCTTGGCAATACCGTACGTCCCGCTCAAAGCCTTTGCTACCTTCTCCCAGTCTTCCTTCGTCATATCGTGCTCTCCTGGCTGGCAAGTTTCTTTTCTACCCTGTCCATAATGGTCGCCATGAACCAGGCGTCTTTCTTCAGCAGCAGCTCGACGGCAACCTGACAAACGCCAGGGATCGGCCGCTCTCCAGCTTCCCAATCCTGATAGGTGCGATAGGGCGTCCGGAGGCTCCGAGCCATTTCGGCCTTGTTTAGACCGAGGGTGCGGCGAGCGGCTTCAAGTTCTTTTGGTGTCATATTTTCCATTTTTTTACCCGTTTATATACGCTGTGCGTGTTACCGACAACCAGGCGCAGGACCCGACAAGCGGGTCAGCGCCGAGGCTGTTATAAAGTTTGAATCAGGTAATACTGAGGATCTGATTTCCGGTATTTCAAAAACTCTTCCCGCTTCCATTCCTGTATTTCCTGGTCAACTTTATTACTAAGCGGAAGCTCATAACGCTTGTTGTCTTTGAGAACCTGGACGCCTATTTCAGTCATGTTTTTCGGGCCGCGGAACTTGACGCCGCACTTTCTGCAGAGATAAAAGTTCTGAGTGATTACTGTCTTTTTGCCTTTGATCCAGCGCACAATGTTTGGTGGAATGAACGCACCGCACTCTGCTGTAAAACCGCATAAACAAGTAATCTCAACCATTGTTTTCCCCTCGCAACTCCACCGGATCCGCCCAAGACTGCACCGCCCCGGCCATAATCTTCTTCTCAAGATCAACAAAATCCGGACAGGCACCAGGCCATGTCCGAATCGGTAGCGGGTGTTCCGGGTGGCGGCAATGCCGCACCAGCCCGAGCCAGCCGAAGAACTTGCACTCCCCGTGACCCGGCATCAGCTTTCCAACAAGTGCAGCACCACGGCGATCGCAATAATCAAGATCATCCCGCCGCCACACCAGCACATAATCGTCTCTCTCGGATCGTTCATAACGCCCTCCGTCAGCAGAACCAGGACCACCACCCCAAATAGCCGGCTGCTACAAGCAGCAACACAAAGACAAGTGCCAGAAAAAGAGACCTGTTCATGCCGCCGCCTTCAGGGCCCGCTTCTTTGCTAGGCGAAAGATTGCATCGCAATGTGCAGCCTCAGTGTCGAACAGCTGGTAGATCGCCGGTCGAGATCTCCGCAAGCAGAGCAGGGCAAAACCGTTTTCACGCAGCTCGCAGGCTGCCGAGTTGACCGCCTCCACATCCGCACCGCGGCTGATTTCTCGCGTGGTACGCTGACGGCCGTCAAGCATCAGTTCCAGGACGCGCTGCAAACGATCACTTTCCTCGAATTTTGCATAGTGAATGGTGCCGGATTTCTCCACGCTGTCTCCTGTTTGGCTGCTCATCAGGCCCGGAGCGCCACCTCCGGACTACTCTCCTCCACCAAGACTTCAAAAGGGCAAGCCCGCAGAAGCCTTGGCGAAGGAGGGTTTCGCAGTGCTAGTCCTTAATCTCCTCCACCCGCACAACAGTCCCCCACCTCCGACAAACCGGGCAGACCTGGTGAGTGATGTTTTTCATCCTTCCCTCCGTAGAGAGGGAGTGGACTTTCTTCCGCTCCGTAATGAAAGTGTTCGAATCAGAAGGACAATTTTCATTCCGGCAAGCGCTCGTCAATCGGTAGTAAGGCGGTTTCATAGTCTCCCCCTCACTTGATCTCGGCAAATTGGTCGCCGGTTTCCGCTTCCCGGTAGACAGTCAGCAGTATCTGATCGCCAAAACCGTCACCGATAGGCATATCCTCGGGAAGATCCAGAAGAGCCTCCCGCAGCGCTCCCACCGTCTCGATCCCTTCTATTTCCTTTACCCTGGTAACAACCATTGCTTCCTCCCTATGCCGCTATGCTCAGGTTCAATTGCTGGTAACTGCCGTCCAGCTGCCGCTGGTAGAACCTGATATATGTTTTGCTGTTGATGACCTGGACGCTGTCGGAGATGGCCGCCATGGCCTGCCGCCAGTCCTCGTCCTCTATCTTGATCCGCCGCAGCCCCAGGATTTTTCGGGTATTGATTCGGCCGGCTTTATCGACCTGGAAAGCGTCATTGACGATGGTGCGGATCTCCACGCCGCTGCCCTCGCTCCAGCGCTTCAGGCAGTCATCAATCAATGCCTTTGCCGCGTGCAGCCGCTCGTCGAAGCGAATAAAATCATCAGTGGAACGGACCAGCTTGTAACGGCCATCGTAGCTGAACAGAGTCACGTTGCCCCGGTTGCCGCCCAGTTTGGCGCCGTACTTCTCGCCCGAAAGCTCCACAAAAGCCTGGATATCGTCCAGGGAGGAAGACTTAAAGATACTGAGGGCCTGGGCGATCGTCTGGGCCTTGTCCATCAATTCCAGCACCAGGTCATTCCGGGCCAGATCCACCTCCTGAATAGTCTCTTTGGGCACCAGGTGGCCCTGGTTGTTTTCCATATATCCTTCAACAATTGCATTACTTGCCATGCCGTTTAACCTCCTTGGATTTCTTCTTCAAGCTTGATTTAACCTGCGTTGTACTCTGCTTCAATTCGTTCAACAGGTCCGCGGTCAGGGTGTCCAGATAGGCCTTCTCTGCCAGATAGCGGCCGGTGATCGCGTTCATGCTCCGGATGTGGGCGGTGTGCTCCGCAAACATATTCCCGGCATGTCCTCCGATGATTAACGAGACCAGGACCAGGGCAAAAACCACGGAGCCACTCACGCCACACCGCCCGGCATGATGAAGGCCCGGAACGGCGCCTCGTGTATCCGCACCACCTTCTCGATCCGGCCCTTTGCCCCGGCCAGCCGTGGCGGTACCAGGCAGCCGTCCAGTACCAGCTGCACGGCGAGATGTGCGGCGTGCTTCGATGATTCCTTCCGATGCTTCCGGTATTTAAGCCAGCTCAGAATTCCATTCATAACGTCCTCCCTGGGGCGACAGCAGCCGCCCGGTTAAGAAAGTCTCCGTCCGTCGATCAAGGTATGACCGGGCCTTCCGGCAAGCCGGTGGGCATTCAGTTCCTTGCCATTCGGCGCCCGGCGCTTATGCTCCCGAAAGATCCTTTCCCCGCAGTTTACGCAGCCGACCGAGAGCACCACGCGGGTCTCTCCATCCCCCTGAAACGCGACATCAGGGATCAATATTCCCCGGCATTTCGGGCAGGTCGGCCTTTTAATATTAGAATTGTTGCTTCCCTTATCCTCCGGGCGTATAGTCCGGGCCTCTTTATGCAAACTCATGGTTTACCCCCGCATTTCTTGCATGTTCGGTACAGCTGGACCCGCAGCGGGTTTGTCGCGGCAAACGGGCGCTTTCTGTTTTCCGAGCACTTCCTGAGTGATATTTCTCCAAGCACTGGACACATGACCGTGGTGGAACCGAAGATCTCTTCCACCTTGGTCAGCAGGTTATCCAGGCTTCCCTGGTACCCACCTTTCAATGCCTGGTTGATGGCTGATGCCGAATAATCGAGTCGGCGGGCGACCTCGGCCTGACCGAGCTCGGCGCATCTATCACGCAGCAGTTGCATCCGGTCGGTCGTTGTCATGGCCCGATTCCTCCTCTCTCTCTTTCTCTTTCTCTCTTTCTTTCTTTGTCTCTTTCTTTCTTTCTTTTCCAGTTACTAAAAATTTTTCCGTACGACCTATTCCGAGCACCGGGACTATCGGCCCTGTGTCTTTGCAGATTACATACATCTGAAAATCGCCTGCCCGCCCCCCCTTGTAGCCGCCGATCTTTGATACATAGCGGTGCTTCACCAGATTACGGACAAACTTCTGACAATTCTCGTATTTAAGTCCCGGCACGGTGGTCATCAGGGTCGGTATCGTGAATGTCCGCATAATCCTGATGCTTCTCCAAATATTCTGCCGGAGCGAGCTCACATCCGCCGGCATTTTCATTCCTCTTTTACCCGCCATTTACCTCTCCTTTGAACGCATTTCAGTGTAGTGGTTTGGTTTCTCCCAAGGCCATCTTCCCGATTCAGCATATTCAAAGAGGTTATGTCCCGTTGGTGGTCTTTTTCCGGCCGAAGGTCGGCTGATCGAAGTAGAGCGGCCGCTCGCCCCAGTTGGCGCCGGTGATGGTTTCCAGGCCGTTGGCCAGGGCGAATTTCTCGATTTTACTGAGGCCGATGATGATCCGGCCGATGTTGCCGCCGGTCTCTTTATGCAGATGCCGGAGCAGGTCGGAGGACAGGGTGACATCGCAGATTTCAGCCGCCACCTGTTCGGTGTCAGTCAGGTCAAGGCCCTTGAACTCGATCCACTGGGTAATGCGGCGGGCGATACGCTCATGGGTGCGGATACGGCGGGCGATGTCCTCCATGCCGATCAGGACCACTGGACAGCCGGACAGGTCATAGATATCGCGCAGGGAGTCGATCATTTCGAACTGGCGGAAGCAATAGTCGGCCTCGTCGATGAAGATCGGACGCGGTGCGCGGCCGTCCTTGGACAGTTCTTCGACGATGTATTCCACCATGTCGGAGCGGCGCAGCATCCTCTTGCCGCCCAGCTCGCGGCACAGATCCCCGAGCATCGAGGTAACGGTCCAGCAGCCGACTGCCCGGACATACACGGCATCGTAGACATTCGCCACATAGGCCAGGGAGGTGGTTTTCCCGGTACCGGGAGGCCCCCAGAGCAGCCCCATCCCTTCGGTACCCATCGGCCGGTTGAGTAGATCCTCGACCGATTGCATGAAGCGCCTCACGTCTTTTGTTTTGACCATTTCGTGTTTCATCTGCTATAGTCCTCCTATCCAGTTATTCCCGCTTCCGCGGGGAGTTGGCCGCCGGTGGTGATGACACCTGGCGGCTTTTTTATTTGGCGAGCTTGAAGCGTCCGGCGCATTCGGGATCTTCCTTGTACAACCCGAGCCGTCGTGCCCCGGAGTGGTCTTTATCGTCCGCCCAGGTGATTTCATACTCCGAGGCCAGTCCTTGCTTCTGGCGGGCTCGGATATCGTCGTAAACTTCGGTAACATCGTTAAAAAATCTCTTTCTGTTTGCCTGTTTCTGCCTTTCCTTCTCTTCCTGTTTTTCTTCAAAAGCGATAACTTCAGGCGGCAATTCTCTGCAGGTGACCAGGATCGGCACATCGGCCTCGGCTTGTACTTCGTCCAGGTGCCTTTCCAGGGTTTTGACCCGGCGGTTCTTGCGTTCGTCTCGGGCCTTCTCCACCGCTGACACCGGATAAAAGGCCTTTTTGTTGGCATTCCAGCGGGCCACGGCGATTAGCCGTTCGTCCTGGTCCTTGACCCACACCTGACTGGCATCGTGGATGTCATAGGCGACGATCACTGTCTCGCCGTTGTAGTGGACCAGGTCCGGCGCATAGTAGATATTGCCGAATAGCCTGACCTCTCCGCGGCGGGTCGTTACCGTCACATGCGGCCGGAACAGGGAGTCAAGCTCGGAGGGATCCGGCACCTCGGGCGTCCAGCCTTCGGCCAGGAACTGGCTCCACATCTCCAGCGGGCACATGTGCCGCCGCAGGCCGGTTTCCGGGTCGTTGATCCGTGGCAGGCCCGAGTGCGGCCGCCGGTTGTATTCCTCGACTTCGCGCTGGCAGAATTCGAGGAATTCCTGCCAGGAGAGCAGCAGTTCCGACTTCTTCCCCTCTTTGCCCGCCTTGACCGCCTGCTTGACTTCCTTTTCCATAGTCAGATAGACCTTGCGGCGGACCTGTTCGTCCATGCCCCGGCCGCTATAGGTCGGGAGTTTCTTCGCTGCCCTGATCCAGAGGCTGTCCTGCATCTTCTCCACGAGTCCGCGGGCCTGTGAGTTGCCAGGGATACCGGTCCGGTAGGTGCTGCCGGTGCGGGTGTACATGCCGCAGAAAGGGTCCGAGTTGACGTTCGCCTCGTTGCCTGCGCCCTTATCGGCGTAAAGAATGGCCGGGATGCCGCCGTAGCGCTTTTCGTCGTTGACGGTGACCGCGTGGCGGTAGGCGTCGGCCACGGTCTGGGCGGATTCCGCCAGCCCTGCGCTCCAGCCGAGGCAGACGCGGGTCACGGCATCAATCACGCCGCACAGCTCCGGTTTAAAGGGCCTGCCATGGACCGGGTGCGCTACATCGGCCTTGAAGGAATGACCGTCGCACAGGCAGATATCGAGCGGCAAAAACTCCGAGGTATCGCGCCGGATAAAGCCCTTCAGGCTCTTCATTTCCTTACCGGTCATGCGGCCTTTCTGGATCTCCAGGCGGCTGTATTTCTTGATGAAGCGCCGGGCCTGGTGCTCGCTCGGCATCTTGATACCAGAAGGCAGAATCGCGGACAGATCCTCAATGGCATGGGCCACGCTGATCTTCTGCGGCACCTGGTAGACCTTGAGAAAATAAGGAGCCCAGTTCGGGATGGCATCGGTTTCGACCGCCTTCGGAGCCAGGGCCTGCGCCTTCTTGCCTTTCTTCAACCAGACTGACCACCAGCGCATCAAGGAAGTCTCTGAAAGGCCGCGTTTCAGTGTGTCCTTGCCGCTACGCTTATTAGCGATCGCCACCATGGCCTGGGCCTCTTCCGGGAGGGAACCGTCGGCAGCCTGCCGCACGATCCGCCTGATGGCCTGGGTTATGCCGAACCCGGACGACGCGGCCCTTTCGATCAAACGCATAAAGTAAATACGGGCATCCATGGTTTCGGTTTGCCATTTTTTCAGAGTGGTAAGCGCCGGAAGATCGGCGGCCGGGTCGATAGTAGTAGGAAGGGTTTCAACAGTTTTCACCGGGAGCTGACAGACTTTTTCGGGGAGCGATGTCACCATGCGATCCAGAAGATAGTTCCGGGTCTCTGCAGGAAGAGCTGACAGCGGATACTCGCGGCCACCGCCCCGGCCTGCTCGCTTTTGGGGCGGCCAGGACTCGCGCTCGGCTTTCTGAAGAACGCCTTTCAGCGTCCCTGGCAACCCAGGCAGCCCGGCTAATTCTTTCGCTGTATAGTAATCCTTACTCTCGGATGACATCTAGCGCCCTCACGCAACAAACTTTGTTTGATTAAAATTGTTGCCATTCCCTTAATCATTGTTTACATTCATCAGGTTCAGGCAGCTCTGCCCCAGAGCTTGGTGTATGGTATCTTTAGGGCTTCTGCGATCCCCAGCTTTACCCTGTGGGACTGCAAGTCGCCGCTTATCACTCCAGATATCATTCCTGGTGTTACACCGAGTTCTTTGGCGATATCCTTCTGCTTTATTTTTCTCCTGACGAGCAGGACTTTTATCTTGTGATTCATTGTTGGCCCTCGCCAATTTTTTTTAAAAACTAGGTAAACTTGTTTAGTAGAACTATTGTTCTTATAACAGACCAATAGTTCTGGTGCAAGCTAAAAAAAGAGGTAAAAGTTTATTTATTGAACTATTTTTCTGAATTATTTTAGTTACCCTGTAATATCAACAACATACAAAACTATTACC